ATGATAGTAAAACTATTGGTCTTGTCTTCCATAAGTCTGCTGTTGGTACAGTTAAGCTAATGGATATGACAACTGAGATCTCTGGTTCTGACTACGGAATTATGTATCAAGGTACATTAATGGTTGCTAAGTATGCTCTTGGTCATGGAATCCTAAGACCAGAATGTGCAGCTACTATTAAGTTATCTGCTTCTTAATTTCAATTTATAGGGTATCTTATTATTAGATACCCTTTTTTTTATTATGTATCATTCAAAGAAAAAGAAAAAGAAGAAAGGTGGGAGAGACTCACTTAAAATAAAAAAGTATTAAACAATGACTGTAGCTGCAACCACAGAACTTGAAGCTATCAACATTATGTTGGCTGCTATAGGAGAATCACCTGTTAACAGTCTTATTGGTACTCTTCCTGTAGATGTAAAACTAGCTCAATCAACTCTTACAGAATTTAATAAGGAGATTCAATCAGAAGGTTGGTCTTTTAATACTGAGATAGATGTAACTCTTACTAGAGATGACTCTAAACAAATAGCTCTATCACAAGACATTTTAAGGATTGATGCAAACATACATCAACACCCAACGATTGATCCTATACAACGTGGTTTAAAATTATATGACAGGTTAAATAATAAATTTGAGTTTGATGAAGATTTGATTTGTACTGTTATCTATCTAAGAACTTTTGAAGAGATACCAGAACCAGCAAGAAGATATATTAACATCAAAGCTGCAAGAGTTTTTGTTGATAGATTAGTTACTGATGATGGGTTAAGAACTTATACAGGACAAGATGAAACCAGAGCAAGAGCTATACTAATGGAAACAGATTTAGCAAATGGAGATCACAACTTACTTAGAGGTGATCCTTCATTAACAAGTGTCTTTGATACTTATTCACCAGCAAACGGACTTATTAGATAACTATGGCTGTAGTCTCAAGAGCAATACCTACTTTACTAAGAGGTGTATCACAAGCTGCTGACTCTACAAAGCAAGCTGACCATGCAGACATACAAGACAATGCAAATAGTAATCCAGTACAAGGTCTTACAAAACGATCTGGTACACAGTTCATTACTTCATTAGGTAGTTCTGCTATTGGTAATGTTCATATTCAAACTATCAATAGAGATATAAGTGAAAGATATGTAGCTGTATTCAGTAATGGCAATGTCAAAGTCTATGAACTAGATGGTACTGAAAGAACAGTAAACAAACCTGATGGTACTACCTACCTAAATACTTCAAACCCTAGAGGTGTCATAAAAACTATTACTATTGCTGACTTCACCTTTGTTGTAAATACAAGCGTGACTACTGCTATGGATAGTGCGGTGAGTGCTGGCAATATAACTCAAGCAGTAGTATTTATAAATCAGGTATCAGATAAGACTACATATTCGATAACTGTAGATGGGGTGACTGTTACTGATGACACCACAAATGATGCAACATTATCTACAACAACAGTTGCTTCTGATCTAGTGTCAGGTCTTAACTCTGGTCTTACAGGTTTTACTATTGCTCGTAATGGTCCTGTAATACATATCAAAAAAAATGATGGCAGTAATTTTTCTATAGATGGTAGTGACTCTCAAGGTAATACACAGCTAACAGTAGTAAAAGATTCAGTACAGAGATTTACTGATCTACCAACAGTTTCACCCAATGGATATGTTGTAGAAATAAAAGGAGATGAAGCTACAAACTTTGATAATTATTACGTTAAGTTTGTTACTAATAATGGTGGTGCTTTTGAAGAAGGACAATGGGAAGAGACTGTAGAAGCTGGCATACCTTTTAAATTTAACTATGACACTATGCCACACGTTCTTATACGTCAGGCTGATAATAATTTTAGGTTTGCAAGAGTTGATGGTGATAGTTATACCATCTCTGGTACTACTTATACACTACCGAAATGGGGTGAACGTACAGTAGGAGATCAAGATTCTGCACCAAACCCTTCTTTTATTGGAGCTACTATAAATAACGTATTCTTCTTTAGAAACAGATTAGGCTTTTTAGCTGATGATAATGTTGTCTTATCAAGAGTTGCAGAGTTCTTTAACTTCTTTCCTGAGACAGTCATATCTGTTATAGATTCTGACCCTATAGACGTTGGTGCTTCTCATACTAAAGTTGCGATTCTTAAACACGCAGTAACTATGGGAGAACAGTTGATCTTATTCTCAGATCAAACGCAATTTGTTCTTACGTCTTCTTCTGATGCCTTAACACCAAAGACAGCAAACGTAGTCGTAGCAACAGAATTTGAGTCTAGTGATTCTGCACAGCCTGTAGGTTCTGGTTCTTCTATCTACTATCTAACGCAAAAAGGTAGTTTTGCTGGTGTAAGAGAATATATAACTCAAGAAAATGTAGCTATCAAAGAAGCTAGTAATATCACTATTCATGTACCAAGGCTGATACCAAGTAATGTTTTTAAATTAGCTGTATCTACTAATGAAGATGTTTTAGTTTTGCTTGGTACTGATAATCCAAACAAGCTATATATCAACAGATGGTTATATGGTGAGAACTTTCAGAAGATATTAAATAGCTGGTCAACTTATACTTTTAATTCTGCCAGATCTATCAGAAATATAGATTTTATTGGTACTGATTTGTTTTGTGTAGTAGAAGAAGCAAATGGTACGTCATTAGAAAAGATACCTTTTGAAGCAGAGTTTAGAGAAACTAATTCAGACTTTGAATTTCATTTGGACCATAAGGTAACAGAAGCAACAAGTGGTGTATCTGTTGCCTATAACGCAAGCACAGATGTAAGTACCTTTACAGTTCCTTATAGACTAAGAGCCAATATGAATATTGTTGGTAGATATTTAGCAAGCGGTGAAACAAGCACTTTTGTAAATCCTCAAGGTAATACAGTTACCTTAAAATCTGGACAACTGATACAGTCAACAAACACTACAAATGGTTCTACATCTACCATTACAGCTAATGGTGATTTTAGAAATAGTAAATTTATTATTGGTGAACCTTTCTTAATGCACTATAGATTTAGTCAACAAAGACTGACAGAAGGTGCAGGTCAACGAAGTGAATTTATTAGTGGCAGATTGCAACTGCATCACTTCTATATAAAGTTTGAAGATACAGGATTTTTTAAAGTAGAGGTAACACCTGAGAATAGAGACACAAGTACCCATAAATTTACTGGTCGTCTGCTAGGTGCTGCGTCTGCTGCTATCGGTCAGATAAATCTAGAGACAGGTACGTTTAGAGTACCAATAATGAGTAGGGCAGATAGAGTAGATATAGATGTTAAGAATGACACTTTCCTACCAACGCAGTTATCAAGTGCAGAATATGAAGCTATGTTCTATATGAGAAGTCGTAGAGTCTAAATGGGGTATTTGAGAAAAGCAAACTTACATGACCTTAACCATGTATGTAAAAACATGAGGGAGATGGATAAAATAGAAGCTTACTATCAAACAGGAAAAGAACCAGAAGATGCACTACGACTAACATATTTATATGGACAACAAGTTTTAGCTATAGCTGGTGACGAAGATCAACCAATGGGTTTATGTGGTGTAATAAGTGATGGTTGTATATGGTGTATAACAACAGATGAGTTGTTTAGTAATAGAAAATATAAAATACAATTAGTAAGAGAAGGTAAGAAATGGGTAGATGATCTATTGAAAAATTATAATTTGCTATACAATATGGTATATGCTGAGAATACAACAGCTATTAAATGGCTAAAAAGTCTTGGGTTTACTTTTATTAATTATCACGCAGAATATGGAAAAGAAAGTAAACCATTTTATGAATTTTTGAGGATTGCCTAAATGTGTGTTCCTGTATTAGGACTTACTGCTACTCAAGGTGGACTTTTTCTTGGGTCTTTAGGTCTTGGTCTGGCTAGTGGTATTTCACAGAGAAACGCAGCTAGGGCAGCAGCCGATCAACAATATCAAAGTGCATTAATTACTAACGAATCAGCAGAAAGATCACTTGCTTTACAACAAGAAGCTTTAGCAGATAACTTAAAAGAAACAAGGGCATCTAAAGCACAAGAAAGTTTATCAAAAACAATACAAGCATTACAGGCTAGAGGTGCTATAAGAGCATCAGAGCAAGCAGGTTTGACTGTTCAACTTTTATTAATGGATGAAGAAAGACAAGCTGCAAATCAAAGAGAAGCTATCAACCAAGAACTTGAATCATTTAGTAGGCAATATACAAGAAGAACAGAAGGTTTGATTGCAAGTAGAGATAATAGACGTAATCAATTACAAAGCAATATAAATCAAGCCTATAATCAAATACCTTCTCTAGGTCAAGTTATATTAAATACAGCAACACAAGGCTTTAATACCTTTGCACAACTAGCATGACATCAAGTTACGAAAGCACAGCATTTAGATCTTACGCAAGTCCTGTAGATACTTTCGTAGCACAACCTAGTGTGTTGCCTAAAACAGGTGCAGAAGAACTTGCAGAAATATTAGAGACAGTAAATCCAACATTACAACAATTTATTGGTAATAAATTATTAAAAGAAAAAGCTAAAGGTGAACTTGAAGGTGAAGTTAAAGTATTAGAAGCTGATCCAGAAACTTTAAAACAAATTACAAAAGCTTTAAGTACTACTGATAAAAAAGCTGCTAGACAAATTTTAGGAAGTAGTCGTTTTGTTAGAACTGGTATTGAAAGAAGAATAGCTATAAATCAAGGATTAGCTCAAGACGCAAAAGTAGAAGATTTTTTTAGTAATTATGCTGTATCAAAAACAAATCAAGAAGGTCAAGAAATATCAGTTCCTTTAAGTAGATTTAGTGTTACTTCGCCTGAGTTTAAAACAGCTATGGCTGAATATAGAGAACAAAGTGTTGCTGATTTGACAGGTGTACGACCAGAATTTGTTAATGAATTTTTTTTACCGAGACAAGCTGTTGCTATAAATAAAGCTTTTAGTAATCAAGTAGAAGGTAATAATGATTTTAAAATAGATCAAGCAGAAGAAACTCTTAAAGATTCTATATTTTCTAATTTTAGTGTGATTGATTTTGATAATTTTGAAGAAACAGATTTATCAAATCCAGATTCTTTTGCATCTATAGCATTAGAAAAAATACAACAAGAAATAAATTTTCAAGCTAATACTGGATTAGTAGAAAGCGTATCACCTAAAAATATATTGCCTTTAATTTATGAACAAGGTGAAAGAATATTTGCGACTAATTTACAGAGAGGTGAAAGTGGTGTAATTGCTTTTGATAATTATATTCGTCTTGTTGAAAATTTAAAGATAGGTCCAAAACAAGTATTAAAAGATGGTACATCTCGTCAATCTACAGTTGCTAATTATTTTGGTGAAGACTTAAATAAAATGAGATCGAGATTAATTACTGCTGAAACAAATAATGATAAATTTATTGATAATAAATATGCAGAAGCAATCAAACCAAAAATTATTAGTGCTTTAGATTCGTTTAGTTTTTTAGATTCTGACGAAAAAAGAAAGACACAAGCATTAGAAGAAATTAAAAAAGTGCTTGGTGGTGGACAAAACGAAGAAGCTTTCCTAGAAGCCATAGAAGTTTTAGATCAATCAAGAGATGATTTCTTTGATAGTTTTGATATACGAATTATTAATAAAGATTTTATTTCTCCTTTATATGCCTTAAGAGAATTAGATGAATTTGAAAAAAGTTTAGGTACAACAGTTACGCAAGAAGATAAAGAAAGATTAGATGATGCAAAAAAACAAATAAAAACATTATTAGGTAAAGATGTTTTAGGTATTCAAAGACCAAAAATAAATGACATTATTGACCAAGCAGGTACGTTGTTAGGTAAAGATAATTTTGGTAGTAGATTTTATGAAAAACAAACTTCTTTATATTATTCAGATGCTACAAATGCTCTTAATAAAGAAATTATTAGAATATCAAAAAATGCAGGTAATCTAACTGCACAACAATTTGACGAACAAATAAACGAAGCTTTAAAACAATACACATTAGATATATACAAAATTAATAATCCAGATTTAGAAGGTACTGATGACGAATATAAATTAAAAACAAATTCAATATGGACAGAAGGCAGAAAACTATATGAACAAGAAGTGCCACAAACAAAAAGATCATTTGAAGTACAGTTACAAAAAACAAAAGCAGAAGAAGCAGCAGAAAAAGAAAGACTTAAATTAGAAAAAGAAGCTGAAGAGAAAAAAATTATAGAAGAAAAGAAAAAAGAAACAACAACAGAAGAGAAGAAAGGGTTAAGAGAAAATATCTTTAACTTCTTTAAACCTAAAGATGTAAGTCAAAATACAAATGACCTTACTACACAGTTTGTAAGTCAACTACAAGATTATGGTATTAATCAAGATGATGCTGCTAATCTTGTAAATACCTTTGCTGCTAGTCTTAACTTGCCTTATTCTGGTGGTGGTGAAGATATGGATAGGACTGATGGTGTATTAACTAGCGGTCTTAAAATAATGACAGATAGGTTTGACCAGTTTAATGGTGCAGTTTCTTATGGTAGTGGTGGTAGAGAAGAAAATTTAAAGAAAGATCCAAACTTTATTAGGACTATAGAACAAGATGGCTTTAGTCATAGTTACGCTGATAAATCCTCACAGCAAGTTATAGATGAAGCAAAAAATATATACATAGATTTAGTTGAAAACAATACTCAAGAAAATGTTGAAGCTAAATATGCTATTGCTCAAATGGTTTTAACAGAAGCTATTTTAGGTAGTGAAGAAGATATAGTAGGTGTAATGCAATCAGTTCTTATGAGAGTAGCTAGAGCTAGACTAGGTGTAAGAGAATATCCAAATGGTGCTTATTCAACAGATATAATTACAGAAATGCTTAGACCTTATCAATATGCTGGATTAAAAGATGCAGGGGTAACAACTAAAGAACAATTATTAGAAAAAGCACCAATTAAAGAAGATGAAGAGACATTGCAAAGAGTTATTGATATTCTATGGAAAGAACCATCAGATCAAACAATAATCTAAATGACAAATTCATCAATTAACAATCCTTTAGAAAACGAAGAAGAATCTATTGATTTTTCTAACATTACAAATTTTGATAAGGTTAAATACGAACCTGCAAATGTATTTAATAATGGCACACAAAAAAATAGTTACTTTGATTGGAATACAAATATAGATATAAAAGATACTTACAACACTTTATATAAAGATACTGAAGAAGATGACGAAGATTTTGATTTTTATAATGAAAGTATGTTTGATCCTTCGCAAGAAGTTTATTCATTATTTACACAAGCTAATAACGAAAAAAAGAATCTACACGTTTCTGATGGTATGTTGAAATACCTTGGATTAAATAACTTTTTTGATAAAACTAAAAATACTAATACACCTTTAAGAAGACCTAGCGACAGAATAGCTATTGAAAAAGTATTTAAAGATGCAACAGGTTTTTATTTTCAAGATTTTCTTAATAACGATATACCAAAATCTTCAATAGAAACAGAACAGTTTCAAATTGGATTGGATAAAGTTTTTAATTTTTATGAAGATCAAGGCTTTGATGTAGAGATCCCAGAAAGAACAAATCTTACACAGTTTGAACAAACTATGAAAGGGTTAGGTATTGAGATTGGTGGTGGTCTTGCCCTTGATGCTTTGACAGCACCTTTACTAGGTGCAGGTCCATACGGAATATTTGCTTACGGAGTTATAAATACTGTTGGTGGTGGTATTTTTAACTATGAAGCACAAAAGAAAAGGTTTGGACAGACAGGCTTTTTAGGTGTTAAAGATCAACTTAATCGTGGAGAACTTGTAACTTCTAGTATTATTCAAGCTATTCCTTTTGCAACAGAAACTAAAGGTGCAGCAGGTATTGGTAAATCAGCATTATTTGGTGGAACTTTAGGTGGTGGTGAAGCAACAGTAAGAACTTTAATAGATGAAAAAAGGTTTCCTACCTTTGAAGAATATGTTCTTTCAATAGGTCTTGGTGGTACTTTTGCTGCAAGCATGAAAGGTGGATTAGAATTTATTGAAAGTTTAGGTAAAAAGTTTGCAGGTAAAAATGCAGATGAAGTAAACAAGTTACTTACTAAAACTGAAAAAGAAAAAATTGATAAGGTTGTTGAAGAGAGTTTTGTACTACAAGAACAGATACAACAACAACCACAAGCTAATGCAAGAGGAGGTGGTGATGGTTTTAATATAGGTGAAACTAATTTAGGTGATTTTAGTTTGCCCAAAGGTTTCTTAAAAATGAGTCCTAGATATGGTTCTGCAACCTTAGAATTTGGTTCTGATATAGATAAAATTGCATATATATTAAGAGGTAATAGGATAAAACCTTTAACAGAAAAACAAAAAATATCTCACGAAAGATTAGTAAGGTTACTTGAAGATCAAGGTATTGATGTTAATACAGTAAGAAATCATGGTTCTAAAATACATCAAAAGATAAAAGATATAGTAACAGAACAAACAGGTTCACCTAAAGCAACTCCTGACAATACAGGCGGTATGATGATTAAAGTACCAACTGATAATGTATTTGTTAAAAAAGTAAAACAAAAAACAGGTGGACAAGATTTAGGTCCAACAAACTTATTACCAAGACAGACTAATTTAGTTAATGCTGTAGATGAAGCAAGTGCAACCAATATAAGAAACATGGTTAAAGGTCTTAAGTCAAAAGGTTGGTCAAGTGCTGAATCAGTTACAGATAAAGAAAATGTTTTAAAAGCATTAAAACTATTTGACCCAGATCAAGAAGACTTTACAAAGAAATTATTAGAACTAGAGAAGTCTGATTTGATTGCAAAGATGGCAGATGAAATAGAAGAGTATGGTCTTATAAATAAACAAAAGGAAGTTAATACTGCTTTAGCTATAGATGCTATGTTTGCAGCAGAAAGACTTAACAACAAAAACAATGCTTACTTAAATGCTTTAAATAGTAAAAATCCAGAACAGATAGAAACAGCAGTAACAGAACTTACTTCATCTATAGACACAATGAAACTATGGTTGATGAGATATTTAAAACCAAGCAGTAGGGCAGGTCAGATATTAGAAGGTTTTAATATAAAACCATTAAAAGGTATGGAAGGTAAAACAGCAGCAGAATATGTTGCTGCACAAAATGTAAAATTAAATAAAACTGCCGAAGATAAATTAGTAAATACTTTAGAAGAAGTTGCTTTTAGTAGTGATAATTTAAAAGCAGATTTAATAAGACAACTAGAAAAAGCAAAACAAACAGGTGATTATAGTGAACTTTATAGAATAGGAAAAATCATACAAGCAGCAGATGGAGAAACAGAAACCTTATTTGGTCTTACAAAAGTAAACGCTTTTCGAGTACAAGATGAAAATGCAATAGGCAAAACCTTAAAAGTAGCCAACGAAGTAGGTATAAATGGAATGTTATATAGGTTTGGTACTAATACTGCAAACTTTATTTCAGCAACTTTAAATACATATAGCAGACAATTTAAATTATTTCATGGTTCTGAAAATCCAGAAATGTTAGAAGCTGCCATGAGACATTTTGTTGCTTTACATAGTAATTATCACTTTATGAGAAAAGCATATAAAAAATCTATGAAGATGGAAGATAATTTTATTAATTTAGGAAATAGAAAATATCAAAATAGATTTGCTATTAAGTCAGATGGTAGTGGTTTAGGTGCTAAAACTACTAATACTGCTGGCAAAGCAATAAGATTTTCTGGTCGTAATATGACCGCTACAGACGCAGCAGTTCAAGCACCAAACTTAATTGCAGATGTTACATACATGGCTTTTATGGAAGCCAAGAGACAAGGATTACCAAGAAATGAAATAGACAAGTTTATTAAAAAACACGTTAATGCAGTCCTTGAATGGTATGCACAAAATGGTGATAATGAATTAGAACCACTTACAAAAAGATTTTTATTACACGCAAAGAAACAAGCTAAATTTGCAACCTTTACTCAAGATATTGATACTACAGGAGTATTTGGTAAAGCTATGAAATATGCAGATAATAAAGCAAATAAATATCCGTTAGTAAGATTATTTATATCTTTTACAAGAACACCAGCAAATATTAAATCAGGTAATTTCAGAACAAATCCTATGTTTACACCTCTTGTAAACCCTTTTAATAAACAACAACAAGTAAACATTCCAGATCAAGTACCTTTAGTAGGTGGTAGAAATTTAAATTTATTAAGTGAGGTAACAGTTCCAGAATTAAGAAAACAATTAAATAGTCCTGATCCAAAAATAAGAGCTATTGCAAATGGTGATATAAATGAAGCTGTTGCTTTTATAACTGGAATTGCAGGTTTTGTTACCTCTGCAAACATATTGGCAAATGATCCAGAATATATACCACCAACAATACTTACAGGTGGTGGACCTGATTTTGGATCTAAAGAAGGTGCTGCTATGTGGAAGGAAATGTATTTAAATGGTTGGCGACCTTATAGTATTGGTTACTTACAAAAAGATGAAAATGGTGAACCTTTAATAGGTGAAGATGGTAAACCAGTTTATATTTACAGATCATACGAAGGTTGGTTAGAACCTTTGTCTGGAACTTTAAAGATGACAGTTGACACAATAAATTCGTTAGGAATACTAGGAGGGAAACCTTATGATGAAGCAACTACAAATTTACTAATGGCTGTTGTACAAAATCTATATAACGATTCTTGGACTTCGCAAGCAGAAGAATTAATTAATGTTATGAGAGGTAGTGCCACTATGCTAGATACTGATGGCGACCCTGTAAAAGATTATAGAAGTAAAAAGTTTGGACAATTTGTTGGTAGGTTTATTTCTTCAAGAGGACCATTCTCAGGTATTGTTGCTGAACTAAGAAGGTATCCAGCAGACTTATTAAAAGTTATGGGTTTTAGTAATAAAGAAATAGAAGTATTTCAAAGAAGACCAGATACAAAAGTAAGAGCAGGTGATATTGGTTTATCAGATGATCCGACAAATCCTAATTATAATAAAGTTGGTTTTGGTGCTTTACAAAGAAGATCAATATTTAATGAGATAAAAAGAAGATATGGTATTGGACCAGATTTACCTTTTGATGTAGAGCATATAACTAATGATCCTATACTTTATCCTAATAGAATAGGTGGTAATATTTTTGGAATAAGTGTTACTAAGAAAAGTAAAAATTATCCTATATATACTGCTTTGACTCAGATAGGAAAAAGATTAACAGAACCCAAAGAATATGTAACAGGAGACTATACAAGTCAAAATTTTGTACCTATAAGATTAGATACCAAGCAGTATAATAATATGAAAAAAGATATAAATACTATGGAATTAAATGTAGGATTTGGTAAAAAAACTATATTAGAAAGTATGAATAGTTATTTACAAAGCAAAGATTATTTAAAAAATAAAAGAATTGTTGATGAAGAAGGTTTGCAAAGTGAAGGTGGTTCTTTAGCAGCAAATAATATATTTTATCAATTAAGTGTTATTAACAAAACATATATAAAACAAGGAGAGATTAATTTTATAAATGAAAACTATTCTAAAGAAGAACAAAGAAGAATACGAAATTATAAATTAGGAATAAAAAAAGACTATAGTAAACAATATAGAAGACCAGTTCTTTTTGAATAATCATGGCAACTAACACCGCAGCATCCTTTACAAACCATACTGGCAATGGGTCTGCTGGTCCTTTTAATATATCCTTCTCGTATCTTTCAGAAGCAGAAGTTGATGTGACTGTAGGTGGTGTATTAAAAACTATTACTACACACTACACATTTACAAGTGCAACCCAAATTACATTTACTTCTGGTAATGAACCTGCTAATGGTGTTGCTATTAAGTTTCAACGAGATACAAATATTAGTGCTAAAAAGGTAGATTTTGCAGATGGTTCTGTTCTTACAGAAGCAGATCTTGATGCTAATAGTGACCAAGTATTATTTGCTCAACAAGAGATTATTGATAAGTTAGGTGGTATTGAAGAAGGAGCTACAGGAGATCAGACAAATGCAGAAATTAGAACAGCAGTAGAAGCTGCAAGTGATAGCAACGTGT